GCTCAGGTGCTCTTCAAGATAGTGCAGACCTCACTTTCGCAAGTAATGTCCTTACAGTTGCTAACACAATTGATGTTACAACTCTTGAGGCAACAAATCTTAAGGCAAAGGACGGAACATCTGCTATAACTATCTCCAATACTAGTGGAGATGTTTCTATCGCGTCAACATTAACGGTTGATGGAAATCTTGTTGTAAAGGGTGCTCAAACTGTTGTCAATACTGAATCCTTAAAGGTTGAGGACTCTCTAATTGAAGTAGGTCTTGTTAATAGTGGTGGTTCTCTTGTAGCACCTTCCTCTGACGCCAACATTGACGTTGGTCTTGTAATGCATTATTACACAGGTGGAGCTGCTAAAACTGCTTCAGTATTCTGGGATGACAGTGCCGGAAGAATTGTAGTTGCTGATGCAGTATCCGAAACTAATAGTGTAATGGGAAGCATCTCTTACGGCAATCTTGAGATTGGAGCACTGACAGTTAGTGATTGTCAAGGAAACAGTCAAGCAGTTATTTCTTGTAGTGGATCTACAAGAAGTCTGGAAAATATAACTGTAGATGGTGGTTCGTTCTAAGGTTAAGTACAACTTATAAATACAGGTGGGCGAGTCCCACCTTTTTTTATATCAATTATGAATGAACTTGAAATTAAAAATTTGATAGTGATCTATCAGAGAAAATTGAGTGATTTTTTATCTCAATCGATTGCTATGGAAGCAAAGGTTTTAACTTTAACTCAACAAGTTGAATCTTTAACATCGAAACTAACTGAACAAGAGAATGAGTTAGTTAAGTTGAGAAAACCTAAAAGAACTACTAAAAATATAGATTCCGAGGGATTCTAATGGCAAAACCATCAACACGCCAAGGGCTGATTGATTACTGTAAAAGACAACTTGGTGCTCCTGTGTTGGAGATCAACGTTGATGATGACCAAATCGATGATTTGGTTGATGATGCTATTCAGTATTTCCAAGAACGTCATTATGATGGCGTTGAGAGAATGTATCTTAAGTATAAATTTACTCAAGCAGATATTGATAGAGGAAAGGCAACTAATAATTCTTCAAGTACAAATACGGCAGGTATTGTAACTACAAGCGCAACATCTACGTCTATCAGTGGTTACGGCACAACAACCTCCAATTTCTACGAAACGTCTAACTTTATTCAAGTACCAGATTCGGTCATTGGTATTGAAAAGATTTTCAAGTTTGATACTAGCAGCATTTCTGGAGGAATGTTTAGTATCAAGTATCAGTTGTTCTTGAATGATTTGTATTACTTCAACTCGGTAGAGTTGTTGCAGTATGCGATGACTAAGACTTATCTTGAAGATATTGACTTCTTACTGACACCAGATAAGCAAATTAGATTTAACAAGCGTCAAGACAGAATGTATCTTGATATTGATTGGGGTAGTGTAACTGAGGACGATTATATCGTTATTGATTGTCATCGTGCATTAGATCCACAAAGTTTCACTCAAATCTACAACGATAGTTTTGTTAAGAGATATCTTACTGCATTAATCAAAAGGCAGTGGGGAGCAAACATGATGAAGTTTGGTGGAACTAAATTACCAGGAGGAATTGAACTCAACGGCAGACAGTATTACGACGACGGTGAAAGAGAAATCGCAGATATTCGTAGTCGTATGGCAATGGAATACGAACTACCACCTCTTGACTTTATTGGCTGATGGCACTTAATCCCTTTTTTCTACAAGGTTCCTTTGGGGAACAAAGATTAGTACAGGAGTTGATCAATGAACAACTCAAGATATATGGTGTTGAAGTAACATACATCCCTAGAAAGTATGTTCGCAAACAGACTATTATTGAAGAAGTACAATCTTCCAAGTTTGATGACAACTTCTTACTGGAAGCGTATGTAAACACATACGATGGATATAGTGGTGCTGGTGACCTTATGACTAAGTTTGGCGTCAGTCTCAGAGATGAGTTGACAGTCACAGTGTCTAGGGAGAGATTTGAAGATTTTATTTCACCCTTCTTACAAGATGTGAGTGATCAAGAAGTTGAAGTATTCGGAAGACCTAGAGAAGGAGATTTAATTTATTTTCCACTCGGTAAACGTTTATTTGAAGTTAAATTTGTTGAACATGAAAACCCATTTTATCAACTGGGTAAGAACTATGTTTATGAACTTAAGTGTGAACTCTTTGAATATGAAGATGAAGACTTTGACACCAGTATTGATGCTATTGATACTGTTCTTGAGGATCAGGGTTACATCCTTGATCTAACGATGTTCTCAACGGGTTCAGGTGCCTCTGCAACAGCGTCTGTTTCCACTGGATATGTCCGTAAGATATTTTTAAATGATGATGGTTCAGGGTTCACTGGTACGCCAACTGTCGCTATTACAACAGCACCTTCAGGTGGTACAGATGCTACAGCTGTAGCGATTACAACAACTAGAAACAATATTACATCAATATCTGAAATTTTATTAACAAATGCTGGTGCTGGATATACACAAACACCAACGATTACGATTAGTGGTGGAGGTGGAACTGGAGCGGCGGCAACATGTGGTATTGTAACCAATCTTAGAGGAGTTGTTAAATTTACAATTACAAATGGTGGAAGTGGATTTTCAACCACACCACCAGTTTCTGTCTCAGCAGCACCTCTTACCCCGAATATGAATGCCTCTGTTAAAGCAGTTGTATCTGCCGCAGGGACAATTTCTGAAATTAGAATTGTAGATGCTGGTGCCGGATTCTTAGGATCTGCTCCTACAGTTACAATTGGTGCTGCTGCTACAACTGGTATTGGAACTTACTGGTTTAATGAGGTTATTACTGGATCTAGATCCGGCATGTCTGGTAGAGTCAAGAGATGGGATGCAGATACCAATATTCTTCGTGTTGGTCTTACTTCTGGTTACTTCTATGCTGGTGAAACTCTTACCGGTGCTAAGTCTGGTGCTGCTTACGTTGTGAAAAATGCTGGTGTAGCAAACACGGAGACTGATAAATACAGAGACAATGACGAGTTTGAAGTACAAGCAGATAATATTATTGACTTCACTGAAACCAATCCCTTTGGAACATACTAATGTTAGGAACTTACTACTATCACGAAATTATCAGAAAGACTATTATATCTTTCGGTACTTTGTTTAATGATTTAAATATCAAACACAAAGACTCAAGTGGTGGTGTTGTAAGTCAATTGAAAGTTCCATTGGCATATGGTCCAACACAAAAGTTTCTGGCAAGGTTAGAGCAACAGGCAAATCTTGATAAACCAGTTCAGATCACGATGCCTAGAATGTCATTTGAGATGACATCTATTTCATATGATTCAACTAGAAAGTCTGGAATCACTCAGACTTTCAGAGCGGTTGATGGAAATGATAAGATGAAAAAAGTCTTCATGCCTGTCCCATATAATATTGGATTTGAAGTGAGCATCTTCGCAAAATTAAATGATGATGCTCTCCAAATTGTTGAGCAAATACTTCCTTATTTTCAACCATCGTTTAATGTGACTGTTGATTTAATAGAATCAATCGGAGAAAAAAGAGATATTCCGGTAGTTTTAAATTCAGTTAATTTTCAGGATGATTATGAAGGTGACTTCTCTACACGTAGAGCTTTAATATATACTTTACGATTCACAGCAAAAACTTACCTGTTTGGTCCTGTTGCTGAGAATCCTGAAGGTCTCATCCGTAAGGTTCAAGTTGATATGTACGCCGACACCAATACTCAGACAGCAAAGAGAGAGGTAAGATATACTGCTGTTCCTGATCCAATTGATGCCAATCCTGGTGATGACTTCGGTTTCAGTGAAACTTGGGAAACATTTACTGATTCTAAGTCTTATAGTCCCACAAAGCAGTCTGATATTTGATACTTATGTCTGATTTTGATGCGATTGATGATGCACTTAATGTGGAAAGTAGTATTGTTGAAACAGAAAAACCATCTCCTATTAAGAGACCGATAGAAAGTAACGATATTAAAAAAGACTATGAATATAGTAGAGCAAATCTATATTCTTTAATTGAGAAGGGACAAGAGGCAATAAACGGAATAATGGAACTGGCAGGAGAAAGTGCTAGTCCTAGAGCGTATGAAGTTGCTGGACAACTAATTAAAAGTGTGGCAGATACCACAGATAAGTTAGCAGATTTACAAAAGAAACTAAAGGATCTTGAAGAAGATGGAGCAAAGGGTCCTAATAATGTTACTAACAATGCAGTGTTTGTAGGTTCAACATCAGAACTACAGAAACTTCTGAAGCAAGGATTTCTAAATAATAATAACCCAGAAAAAGATAAATGAAGAAGTGTAAGCAGGGGTATTACTACTGCTATAAGGATAAAAAGTGTAAGCGAATCCCTGGTGGATATCGTGTAGGTCTGGGTGGATATCTTCGTAGGGAGAGAGAAGAGGAAAAATCGGAAGATAGTGGCGAAACTGAAACCAAGAAAAATGGTAATGGTAATGGTGGAAATGGTGGTAATGGTAATGGAGGTAATGGTGGAAATGGTGGAGGAAATGGCGGTGGCGGTGTAAGTGAATCAGTAATGACCAAAGCGCAAATTAAAAAGCGTGATGAAATTGCTGACTCTATGAGCACAAGGGAATTTAATAAAAGATATGGAAAGGATCGTGGTAAGAGTGTGAAGTACGCTACTGCCACTAAACTTGCTATGAAAGAGGAATCAAACCCTCGTATTCCTAGAAAAAAAGGTCAACCTGCCAATTCTAAAAAACATTCCGATCTTTATACTGACGAAAATCCAAAAGGAACAATCCACGGACTAGGTTTCAAAGACGTAGCAACTGCTAAAGCAAGTGTTACTAAAATAAAGAAATCAAGTCGTTCTCATGCTCATAAAATCCAGGCAGCAATTGCTATGGAACAAAGAGCAAGAGTTATGGGTAAAACATCTGAAGCAGCAGTCTATCGTAAGTTCATTAATTCTATGAAAAAGAAGACTGAGAAAATGAACGAGGGTTGGTCAGATAAATATAAGAAGTCTATTGATTGTGATAATCCAAAAGGATTTTCCCAAAAAGCACACTGCCAAGGTCGTAAGAAAAAAATGAACGAGGAAAAGAAGAAAGATCACGAGTATTCTATGGCTCGTTCAGAATTAAAAACTATTAAGAATGCTGCTTCTCGTCTTGAAAAAAAGATGGGTAAAACTGGTGAAGGCGAACTAAAAGCATGGGTTCAATCTAAAATAACCAAGGCAGCAGATTATATTGATACTGCAGCAGATTATGTAACTAATGAGGAAACTTGTCCTATCTGCGGACACGATCCTTGCCAATGTTTGGAAGGTGTTATCACTGAAAAACGTGATGGTAAGTCTTCCAAGGACAAAGGGTATTCTCTCCGCGACTGGTTCAAAGGTGGTGGTTGGAAACAGACTGGTGGTAAATATGATGGTAA